GCAAGCGCCTTAAGAAGACGACACGCTCATTCAAGGCGAGCGAGGTCGAGTTGCAAAGCGTCGCCACCCCAGGGCTCATGCAGCGCTTTAGGGTGGAGTTGAAGCGCTCAGGTGGAGTTTGGGTCGTGGTGACTGACTCGCTCCCCGAGGGCTGGCGCATCCCCACGGGCAAGACGCCGCGCTCTGTACTCGAATACAAGGCGCCGCCCAACCATAGTCAGCTTAAGACTTTCTACGAGGTTGAGGCTGACGAGTTTGTCGAGGGGGAGCCGTGCAAAACAATGGCTCATCTTCTAAGGCGCACACGCTTTAACATGCTCGCGATTGACGAGGCTCACCGCCTTAAAGGTGGCCAAAGTACAAAGCAGGGCAAATACACGCAGTTGCTCCGCGCTAAGCATGTGGTCTGCCTGACAGGCACAGTGATCAAGAGTTACCCTCGGAACATCTACCCCTTGCTTGTTCGCACGGGAGGCGGTCAGACCACGCAGTGCGAGTGGTCTTATGTCCATGACATGCCTAAAGACTGGTCGCGCGTGACGACATCTACCAGGGTCTTCGCTGAGAAGTTCGTTCAGGTCGTTGATATGTCAGACGAGTTCAAGGACTCGCTTGAGAAGGGCCGCAAGTCGCGTGAGATCCCGATGGTGCCCGCCGCTGCGCTTCCCGACTGGTTCGACATGATCGAGCGGCTTGTCATCCGGCGCCAACGTCACGAGCCTCTTGTCTCCAAGGCCATCAAAATGCCCCAGGCAGACATCGAGGAGCTGTTCTACCCCATCGACCAGCCGCACGCGCTCTTTTACCAGTGGTGGCTTGACGAGTTTGCTAAGTGGTTTGAGGAGCAGCAGGAATCTGAGCGAGCTGGCGAAGGCTTCGATTATTCGGGCCTGCTCGCTCAGCTCTCTAAGCTCCAGTTTGCAGCGGTTTACCCGCAGGCGCCCGAGGTCCAAATCAAAGGTGTTGTTGAGTGGCAAGGTGGCTTGACGACTCGTCAAACGGGCGTGCTCGATGGTGTAATTGAAAGCGTGCAGTCAGGTGCTCGCGCGATCATCTTCACCGAGCGTCCCGGCTTAGTGGATCTGATGAAGGGCTACCTTCTGAACCGCGACGTGCTCTCTATCGGCTTTCATGGTGGCATTGAGATGCAGAAGCGGCTCAACGGCCTGGACAAATTCAGGCGCGACGATGACTATTCTGTTCTGATCATGTCAAGAGGCTGTGGTCAAAACGGCTTCAACATCTCGTGCGTCGATGAGGTCTGGTCTATGGACTGGAGCTGGACGCCATCGTCAATGGAGCAGGCCGAAGGTCGTATGCTTCGCCCCGACTGGCTCACCAATGAGCGTGAACAGCAGGGGATGAGCCCGAGGATCTATCGAACCATCCAAGAGGGTACGATAGACCTCTACATGCGTCAGCTCGTGCTAGCAAAGCGCGCTGGCATCGATCAGGCGATGGACCATCAGGAAGCGAAGTTTGACATCGAGAATTGGAAGTCTTACCGCCAGTTCAGCGAAGACATGCTCCGCGATCTTGGCCTTTTGACCAGTTAACTGCAATCGATTGCAGCTTATCCACCATTAGGGATAGCCAATGTTTACTCTTGCCTACGTTGATGGGGCTCTGACCGTCTATATGGAGCCTTCTGACAAGTCGCTGCCCAGCCTCGCTGTTCAGCCTGACTTCCTGTATATGCTCCCCAAGGCGCTCACCGCTCATTCAGGGCCGCCTCGCATTGTCACCGCCTCTTTTCCGTTGGACTTCTCTAAGGAGTACATCGAGTCGGTCTTTGGCAAGTCAGGTTACATTGTTAAGTCAAACGGCAAGAGGACGCTGATCACGCTTAACGAGGGCACAAACTTCTATGTCAAGCCTCGCTCAGTGTCTCGACTGATCGACAAGTCAAACCATTGTGCAAGCATGACTAGGGCCATGTTTTTCATGCACATCCCGATCTACAAGTTTGGCCTGATCATAGGGCAGCGCCTCAGTCTTCTTACGCTTAGTGACGATGTGCGCGAACGCGCGCATGGTTTCCTGCCGCATCGAGACTTTTCGTCGATCTACGATGAGGCGATGGCTCACATCGCGCTTCAGGGGCAAAGCCCGCTGATCTATCCAGTCTTTGATGCGACGGGCCGCCACGCTCCTTTGACGCTGTTTGATGACGACTACCTCGTGTCGATCTCAGGCAGCACGAGCATCTTGCACAAGCAGGATGCCATCGAGCGTCGCGACGCGAAGATCGTCGATTGGGCGCAACGTCTTAAGGAGCTTTACGACTCAGGCAACGTCCCCCTGGGTGATGTGTCCCCTCCGGCAAGCGTGCATGGTCGAGCTTCCTTCTTTGGTGTGGAGCACGTCGTTGGGACCGTTGAAGTTGATAACGGCTTCCCGTTTGGGATTGCGCCGCCACTTCCCAAGGACGAGCTGCTTGGCTATCAGTTCGCCGCTGATGGTTATGTTTGGACCGTCTGCGACTTTCACGAGCCCAAAGATCACCTTGAGGGGTGGGTCTTTTTGGTGCGCACCGATGACGTGGATGGCTTCCCCATGTTCTCGACGCTATCTCAGCCCGGCTTTGAGCGGCTGGCTTTTGGGAAGTCGCTGGTTGACTATGTGCGCTGGTCGCCGGGCCTCAACTACGCGTCGCCGCAGATGGATCTTAACTTCAGGTCAACAGGCCGCCGCGCACGCACGCTGCTGAAGTATTATGAGACGATCCATGACATCAGCTCCGGGCCGCTCAGGTGCTTTGAGTATCACCTCGCTGCTGTTTCAGTGGCCAAGTACGACACCATGAACGGTGTCTTTCAGCAGGTGAAGTTGCTGACGTTCTCTCAATACGAGCGCCTTAAGCAGAATCATCAGCGCGCTCAAGAGGAGAAGCGGCTTAAAAGGACAGCGCAGAGCTTGGTGTCTAAGGCGCAAGACAGGAAAGCTGAGCGCCTTAAGAACGTCGCCCAGATGCTTTTATCTCAGCGCGAAAACTCTAAGCCCAAACCGCTCAGCCCAAAAGCCAAGAAGCTCTTGAAGGGGATGAAGAATGGATGATGGTTCGCCGCGCATTGACTATGACTTGAGCTGGGTTAATGAGCTTAGGTCATGCCCGCCTGAGAAGTTTAAACGGCCCTGGATTGGTGAGAACGTCACCTATAAAGGGTTTGTTTTTCATGTTGTGGCGTACACGTCATTTCAGGATGTGATGAAGGGAATTGATCCTACTCAACGCCAGTCTTTCATGGTAAAAGTTAAATCTGTCATGGGCGCTGATTATGAGCGCCTTTACTTTTCTTTGTCGCTAGGTGGCCGCCATCTTGAAGACGTTGGCATATCTGACTACGCGACGCTCACGGTGCATATATGGGAGGTGCGCTATGATTTCCGAAAGGACTTGGAAAACCCTTCATGGAGAAAGACCTGACCTGATCAAGCAGATAGGAAGCGCCGCCTATCTGCTGTTCTCTTGGCTTGCTTATCGTGAGTTGGAGACGGTGCAGCAGGATGAGGACGGTGAGCTGAAGACTTACTGGCAGGCAGCCTTTAGCGCCAGTGACTTCCTTGAGGTTGGCGATCAGCTTCAAGCGAGCCTTTACTCGCTCAAGGCGCATGGCTGGATCTACTCTTACGATGACTTCGACCTTGATGACATCCGTGTCAACCTTGGGCTCATCGAGCGCGGCTCGATCTGGTGCATCGAGGAGACGATCAACAGGCGTGCGATGCTGCCGACGCGTCTTGTGGTCGCTGAATCTGACATCGAGGCAGCGCCTGCCGCGCCGCCGCGCGCGAACAGCTCCAGGCTGTCAGCGCTAAAGGGCGCCATAGAGACGCAGAAGTCTGCGACTGACAAGCGCCAAGCCGCGCAGAAGCTCAAAAGGGAAGTACGGCGCCAAGGTCGTGCAGAACAACCAGCACCAGCGCCAGTAAAGGCAGCCCGCCCTTTGAACAAGCTCGACCTTTACCGTAGGTATGAGAGCTTGTTCGAGTCGATCTTCTCGACAACGCCTCCAGCGCTGTTCACCAACGGCAAACCCAACGCCCAGGCCGCGCGCTTCAACGTCATTGTCAACGAGTATGGCTTAGATGAAGCCTTCTGGATGGTAGAATATGCGCTTGAGAACTGGAAAGAGCTGAGCGAGATCCTGAGAAAAACAGAGCCGCCTGTGCCTGGGATCATCGTAAACCTCCGCCACACCTTGCATTTTTGGCATGAAAAGTGCGAAGATCCTGTTCATGGGATGAGGGAACAGCTCAAATCTCATAAGTCTGAGGCGAAAAGGGACAGCCTTACGCGCAGTGAGTGGAGCCAGACCGACGAAGACCCAGGAGATAGGCTATGGTAAGAGGCGCATACATGAAGCCGTGGTTGTTCGCAGAACAGGGCCGCCCTTTGATGAGGGCTGACCTTATAGGGATGCGTCTGCCAGAGCGCTGCTGGGAAACGACTGTGAAGCGCTTTGGTGGGGGACCAAGCGTGATCGAAAGGCTCAAGAGCTATGCCTTTAACTTGCGCAAGATGCGCCAGGACGGCATCGGCCTTTTTCTCAACGGACCTAATGGTGTTGGCAAGAGCTGCATTGTCGCCCATTATGGTAAGGCGTTTCGTTCTCACGGTCAGTCGGTGCTTTATGCGAGGGCCGTGGAGCTGGTCACGTCTTCGATCGAGACTTATCCTATGGGTGACGCGTGGGGTGGTCTTGACCTGTGGCAGCTCGCCAAGCAGGTCGATGTTTTGATCCTTGATGATCTTGGAAAGGAGCATAGGTCGCAGTCGTCCTACGCCGAGACAATGATCGAGGATCTTCTGCGAGCGCGTTACGAGCGCAAGGGGGTTACGCTGATCACCACCAATATGTCAGGCCCCGCGTTGGTGGAGACTTATAAAGCATCGACCTTGAGCATCATCAAGGCGATGACTATCTCGCTCACCATCACGGGTGAGGATCAGCGTCAGCAGAAGTACGAAGCAGACTTAATGAACACAGGTGCCTTAGCGCCCTGAATCAGAATACTGGCTGCAATCGATTGCAGCCCTGGGAGGTCACTGGTGAACGTTGATCAGGTGTTCGTGCGCCTTTTGAATAGGGAGACTCAAGGGGCGACGTGGAAGATGTCTGCCTATGGCATAGACTCAAAGATGCTGAGCACAGAAGCTCGCGATGCTCTAAACTTCATCGACTCCTACAAGGAATTAAACGGACGCCCACCATCGGATGAGATTCTGTGCTTTGAACAGAAGTGGCCCTCTAAGCCGCTCGCTGAGCTGAGCGAGGATCTTGCCTACGTCAGTCATAACATCAAGCGCCGCCAAGCAGGCAGGATCGTCGCCAGGGCGATCAAAGAGGCTGAGGAGATGCTTGAGTCTGGAAGGGATGACATCTTCGAGGCCGCTGAGATCATCAAGGCTGCCTCAGATAACCTTCGCGGCATCTCAAAGTCTCGCCAGATCGCAGTCAACCTCTTTGATGGTTATTACGACACGCTGGTCGAGCGCTATGCGAGCTATAAAGACGGCGTGGCTGGGATTCCAGGGCCGTTTGCTCCGATCAATGAGGCCACCAACGGAGGGTACAAGCTGGGTGAGGCGGTGTGCTTCGTCGCGCGCCCATCGATCGGCAAGACATGGACGCTGCTCCTGCACGCCAAAGAGCTGTACCGCCAGGGGTATAATGTCCTGCTCCTATCTCCAGAGCTAGACCGAGAACAGCTCAAAGAGCGCTTCTCCACCATGCAGTTTGGGCACAGCTATGTAGGCTTTGTTCAGGGCAACCTCGGGCACTTCACCGAGGACGCCTTCTTTGACAAGGTGCGCGCTCACGAGCAGTCGCGAGCGCGCCCGCTATGGGTGATTGAACAGTCGATGCGCATCGAGCAGAGCATGGTCGAAGATGCTGTGGAGCAGTTCGATCCAGACATCATCTTGATCGACTCTCTCTACCTGCTCGGGAAGGGGTATAAGCGCAGTGATCAGATAGAGAACGTGTCCCCCTGGGTCAAGAGCTTATCCAACCTTGGCCGCAAGCGCTTAGCAATCTGCACCAGTCAGATGAACCGCTCAGCGACCACCTTTGAGCAGATGGGGCCGTCAAACATCTACGGTTCTGATGCGGTCTATCAGGACTTCGATACGATTTATGGTCAGTGGCAAGATCCTGATATGTACCGTGACCGATTAATGGGCTATCTTCAGTTCAAAGTCAGGAGCGGCAGCAAGTCAAACCCCACTTTCTTCACTAGGTTTGACATTGACGCAATGGACTTCAGCGTCATAGATGAGTCGAGCGCGGTGATAGAAGACGCCGTGCCCGCCGATCCCGAGAAGGGGTCGATCACGTCATTTGAGTGGTAGGAGCACATGATGAGCACGCTAAAGGGGCACGTCGCCTCAGTGGCTTTGGTCCTTAAGGGGTATGGCTATATCGTCGAACGCCTCAGCGATGTTGAGCTAAGCATTGGCTTGAAGCTGCGCTACAAGCCTTCGATGATTCACGAGGTGGCCTCAGCCGAGTCAACTGCGACGCTGTTGACAGTCTCTTTTAAAGAGGCTGACATCCAAAACGCGCCCTCCGATCTGGCCCTTCAGATTGACAGGGAGATCAAGCGGCTGCTCTCCAAGTCTCTTGAGCAGGATGAGTCTGGCATGTCTGTCCTGCTCGACAGGGATGATAAGGATCTGGTGGTCGCTGACGGCCAGATTTATGTGACGCCAACCGTGGCGGCCTTTATCAAGCGCGCCCACATCGAGGCAGTCAGCCACAACCTCTTGAATGCTCAGCGCCGTCAACCCGGCTCTTGAGCGACACACCAACGGTATGAATAAGGACGCTGATGCGTCCTTATCTTTTGGAGCACGACAAACATGGCAAAGCTCACCGGGCCTGAGATCATCAAACAGGTAAAAGCGGGTCAGATCACCATCGAGCCCTTTGACGAGTCGCAAGTCGGGCCAAACTCCTACGACGTGAGGCTAGGACCAACGCTCAAGGTCTATGTGAATGAGTATGGCGACCTGATGAGGCCAACCCCTCATCAGCTTAGGCATTATGCTCTTGAGCAGGGGCCGGGGCAGATCATCCCATTTGACTATCTGGACTCCAAGGTCAAGCCCGAGACAAGAGAGATCACCATCCCCGAGAATGGGCTAATCCTTATGCCTGGAGTGGCATACCTTGGCGCATCCGTGGAGAAGATCGGGACAGACAAGTTCGTGCAGACCTTGCACGGCAGAAGCTCGATCGCGCGCCTCTTTGTCTCAGTTCATCCAGGCGCCGGGCTTGGGGATGTTGGTTGGACCGGGCAATGGACGGCTGAGATCACTTGCGTGCTCCCGGTCAGGATCTACCCCAACCAGCGCATCGCTCAGATTTGCTTTGAGGAAGTTGTTGGCGACGTGCTCTCTTACGCCGATCGCCCAGGCTCAAAGTATCATGGTCAGGCCGGGCCTACGCCCTCAATGATTTATAAGGACAATGACTAAAATGCTTATGAAGGCTGTCGTTGGTGATATAGTCTGTGTCGGCCCGCAGAATACCTGCGGGCTCTTGGTGTCACCTCAGTCATTTAGGCCAATGAAGGGCACATGCGCTTTCTCCTTTGAAAGCGCTCCCTTTCTTTTTGCTCGTCACGAGGATGTTGGATCGCTCATAGTGCTCCAGCTTCGCTCTGAGGAGCTTTCAGCGATCAAAAGCGGCCTTGATATCATGGCGATGCCCATATCACATGACCTCAAGTGCTTGGCGCTTCAGGAGGCGCTGGTCATCGTCAACGCGATTCGGCACAACTTGAGCAACAAAGGAGCGCGTCCATCGGCGTTGGGAGACTCCTTTGTTTCGTCAGCCGTGTCTTGGTTACAAAAAAACGCCTCACAAGAGAATAGGGATGAAGGCGAGCGACGTGGAGAAACTTCTTAGGCTTCTAGGCAGCCGCGAGGTTGTCCCTATCGATGGTAGGGGCTGGATTAAGGCAACGTGCCCCTTCGAGCGCTGGAAGCATAAATCAGGTCGAGATGGTACTCCGAGCTTTGGTGTGAAGCTCTCAGATGGTCACTTTGGGTTCTCTTGCTTTGCCTGTGGTCAAACAGGTGGTCAGCCGCATGAGCTGCTCTGGCAGCTTGAAGCGCACGGCGCCGATGTTGGAGCTGCTGCGCAGTTTCTTTATGGGCGTCGTAAAGAGAGCCCGCCTGAGCCCGTTATCGTGGAGAAGAAGCGCAAGTCTTTTGACTTCAATGATGATCCGTTTCATGCGACTGAAGTGGGCTGGGGTCATCAAAGTGAGCTGATCGCAGCCGAGCACGAAGACATCGAGCGCCCTAGTTTGCCCGAGAGCGCGCTTGATGAGTTCAAGGCGGTGCATCATCCATATCTTCTCGCGCGAGGCTTCAGCGTTGAATCTATTGAGCGCTGGGGCCTCTTGGTAAGCGATGATATGGACAGGGTTGTCTTTCCCATTCGAGACGACAAGGGAAGGCTGCTTGCCTTCTCAAAGCGCGTGACATGGGACAAGCCGCGCTGCCAGAGCTGCGGCTATCAGGACGCAGCCGACGCGCAGGACAAGACGATCGCTTTTGGGTCAAGGCGCCGTAACGGTAAAGGGGGCTGCCCCAACTGCCGCAACGGCTGGGTTTGGCCAAAGTATCAGCACAGCAAGGGCTTTACTCGCAACCTCTACCTTTATGGTGAGCACCTGCTTGATCTGAGCCTCGACACAGTTGTGGTCGTCGAGGGGAATCTCGACCCGATCCGACTAGACCAGTTTGGCGTGGTGAACGTCGTGGCGACGCTGGGCTCGAAAGTTGGCACCAAATGGCCAACACCGGGCCACCCCGGAGAGCAGGCTTACAGGCTGAGCAAGATGTTCAAGCGCGTGATCATCTTGGCGGATGGGGATGAGGCGGGCTCGATGATGATTGAGCGCTTGACGCCACCATTAAGATCAAGTGGTGTCAGTGTTGTTGGTCTAATTTGTCCTGACGGCGAAGACCCAGGGTCTTTAGACGCCGATCAAGTCTCGGCAATTCTTGGGCCAACAGGTGTTAAGATTATAGGTCGCTAACGATCACAAAAGCGACGCCCAGCGTACATTTTTATGTTGCTATTTTTTTGGCGAGGGTTAGCATGTGTTCATCGGCAAGCGGAACGCCAAACCCAAGAGGTAAAGAGCCGCGTGTTAAACCAATATGGGCAAACAGCCCAACCAAGGTGAAAAAATGTCAGGTGCAAGCTGGTACTCTCAAGACTCGTCTGTCCACGATGACATCCTTAAGGGCAAGGGTGCTAAGGGGGCGGGCGGCGGCTCCTATGTCTTCGACCCAGACAAAATCTTCAGGTTCTATATGAAGAAAGGCGACGAGCCCCGCACGGTCATGTTGCTGGACGACGCTCCCTTTAACGTCTGGATGCACCAATTCCCGATCGATGGGAATTGGGGGAACTTCCAGAGCTGCCCCAAGCGCACCGGCTTGGATAGCCGCTGCCCGCTCTGTGAGCAGGACAAATACTACGCCAAGATGATCGGCAACTACACCATCTTGGACATCACAGGCTGGGAGAAGGATGGTCAGCACTTTATGGGCCTCAAGATCCTGCCCGCCAACTCCCAACTGGTTCAAAAGCTGGAGCGCGAGCGCAAACGTCGCGGCACACTCCAGGGCGCGATGTTCGAGGTGTCGCGCGATGGGAACAACGCGCTTGGTGACGATTGGGTCTACATTGATCGCGTGAGCCCGAAGGACTACCTGCAAGAGCATTTTGACGAGATTGTCGGCGGGCTTAACTATCTCCCCGAGGGGTGGGCGTTCTGGAAGAACAAGGAGGGCGCCACCTTCAAAGACCCAAGCCGCCCCACCCCCGAGGAGCTTAAAGAGGGTCGTCACTATCGCCTTCAGGGCTTCCCCTTCGAGCAGTTTCTTAAGCCCAAGATGTACGATGAGTTGGCCGCTTACATCGCCAGCGGTGGCAGCTCAACCCAAGCCCCTGCCAAGGCGGCCAAGCCTGACTCATCCTTTGAGTTTGGCGCTAACGCCAAGGGCAAGTCGGGCGACTACGATCCCTTCGAGGACACGCCCTACTGATCCAGGCGCCAGTAAAGCCTAGTCATCCAACCTAAACAGCAGATAAAGGGTCTTAAGACCCTTTATCTGTTTTACTTACGCCCCCTGGAGTGATCTGTGGACAAGATTAAAGGCGCTCACCTAGATGAGCAATTTGCCTCGTTTAAGTCAGCCGTCGAGATCAACACGGCTCGTCAGCCTCTTGAGCTGCTTGACGTTTACGAGCCCTCAACACGCAAAGAGGGGTGTTACCGCCCCAACTATGATGGCCCATTCACGCGCTCTGAAGACGGCGGCGTCACCTATCATGAGCAGGTCTGGACTCCAGAGCGCCGCATTAAAGCGGCCTGGGTTCCCAAGGTGCTCGTGCAGGTTGTCCCCCGCTACTTCAAGCAAGGCGCCATTGAGCTTGTTGATGAGGCGCCAAGGGTCACTTCATTCAATAGAGACAACTCAGCCTACAAGACAGCGCTCAGGCTTAGTTATGGGACTGTCATTGGCTTGAGCCCCAGGGCAGAGCGTCAACTAAGCCTTGGTCAAGATGTCATGTTCCCTGCGATGCTTGGCGTCAGGTATCTTGGCGACCAGATCACAGGGACAGGGGCGTTCAAGAGCATTGAGCTGGATATGGTCAAGGTGCTCAACCTCCACCCCATGACATCCGAGATCATCGGTGTCGTCACCTATGCCGAGCCGGGTCTTGCGCTAAGCTATCGAAGGCCAGGGGGCCACAAGGTCTTCGAGGCTGTGCTTGTTGAGGAGCACGTCGTCTACGGCGATCACTACCTCGCGGCCCATCCTGGTCAAGAGTCGGATGAGGCGTCTTGGTTCCTTCTCCCTAAGAAGTGGCTTGTTGCCACCCGCTGAGCCTAAACCACCATAGCAACTGCAATCGATTGCAGTTGCCCCAACACTGGACAAGTCATGAGTGATGATCAAACCCGCCCCTCAGTCAGCGTCGATGATCTTAAGCGAGTCGAGAGCACGCCCAAATCTGAGGTGCGCATCTTGAGCGCTTCAGTTGGTCCAGAGGTCCAGGCTGTTCTTGGCGCCAAGCGCAGCCGGGCCTCCGACATCGAGAAACGCTGGGCTGAGTTCGTCGCCATCTCTACTAAGAAAGGCGATGCCGACACCGCTGTCAAAGACTTCTTTGACACGAACATCAAGGGCTACTCGCACGCTTCGATCGCTGATATGTGCCCGGTTTGGGCTGACCTTAACGGCGTCGGTCCTATGGCAGCTTGGATGCTGCTGGACTTTGATATGTTCTCAGGCCAGGAGGTGTCCAGCCGAGTCATTGATCAAGGCGCCACCGCTGAGCGTCGAGCTGTCTGCTCCACAGCGCCAGATCACCCCAGGCTGCACGAGCTGCATGAGAAGTGGCTCAACTTCTATGATGGCTTGACTGCCTCAAACGCTGGCGCCGAGGCCAAGGCATACAAGTTTGATGACAAGCGCTTTGCGCTGCCGGGCACCATGCGATCTGGCGTGACCTTTGGCAACGTCCGCGCTCGCGACTACATGAGGCACGCTCAAAACCTGAAGCTCTTTGGAGGCATGGGCGCTCAGCTCGGCCAACAGATGATCGATGCCGCAGCAGCTTACATCCCCAGCATGACAGACGGGCTCACCATGCACTTGAACGAGCATGGTGAAGAAGTCGAGCGCCAGGGTCAGTATGTGAAGAACTGGCACGATGTAGGGACGGCATGGGTTAGTGGTGAATGGCGAATGCAGGCTGCACTTATTGGCTGTGAAACAGGGGTCAAGCTCAACTTCGCTGAAGACTTCCTTTGCGCGCCTGAGCAGGTTAGGCACTTGTTCTGGCTTGGAGCGCTGGCGGATCGTGGTCCAGGTCGAACCAAGCACCGGGCCTACTTCACCGAGAGCTATAAGCACTTGCCAAGGTTTCAGCTCACGCAGGTGTTGAGCCTTGGCACTGCGCGCGATGAGCACCGTCACCGTAGGGCGATGCCTTGGGACTTTAAGGTGGTCGTTGATGAGAATCGTCAACCTCTCTTTTGCCCTTGGGCACCATTTAAGCGCCCAGACGCGCTTTGGAAGGAGACGTGCGAGGTGTTTAATGAGCTGCGCGACGCTGACCCGACCGCCCAAGGATTCTGGTCAGCGTTGCACGCCTTGCCATTTTGTGCGACTGTTGTGCTGTCATCGACCTTGGATCTCCCGGCGCTCGTCTATAAGGCTGAGCTGCGCGCCACAGCGCCGAACGCGCATTGGGAATACAAGAGGCAAAACCTTGAGGTGCTGAGGAGGCTGGTTGAGCTGCTGCCTCGGCAGTTTGTCGAGGCGAACCACCTTCACGCTGTGGTCGAGGGCAATAAGTCAGGCGTCAATCTGGTCTAAGGCGCGCTAACTCAAGAGGGGCATCACGCCCCTCGTTTTTTGTAAGGAGTGATCTATGGGTCCGCAGACGCTTATGGCAAACGTCGTGATCATGGATGGCATGGCATGGCTTCCCAAGTCGCTGCTTGGCGAAGCTCGCGTCCAGGCGCTCAGGAAGGAGCTGACGGCGGGCCTCAAGCAAGGGATGAAGGGTGAGATCGTCGAGGTGGAAGCATTCGTTGAGAATGACTTTTGGTTTGGGCTGCCGCGCGCTTATTACGAGCACACATCCACAGGCAAGCTGCCTGTGGTGTACGAGGTGTGTGATGCACCTATCGACACGCTCTCCACTACGATCGAGCCCAAGAACGAGATGCAGACTGATGCTGTCAACACGCTCTGCGAGCGCTTGCAGCGTTACCCTGCGACACAGGCGATGCTTCAAGCCGGAACAGGCGCGGGCAAGACGGTGATGAGCCTCTTGATCGCGGGCAGGCTCAAGCAGCGCACGATGATTCTGGTTCACATGGAGTCGCTTTACCTCCAATGGCAGGAGAGGATTAAGACCACAGTGGGCGGCGGCCTCCCAGGAGTCTTTCCCGATGCCAAGCTCGGCTTGTTCAGGGGCACGACAGAAGACTATGAGGACTGCGACATCTGCATAGGGATGATCCAGACGCTTGTTAATCGACCCCCAGATCATCCAGTCTTTAAGCACTTTGGGCTTATTATCGTGGACGAGTGCCACAGGACGGGCTCTCAGACGTGGAATGTCGTGGCCTCGCGCTTCAACGCAGCTAAGCGCCTTGCTGTCACGGCGACCCCGCGCCGCAAAGATGGTGGAGAATGCCTCTTTCATTGGCATCTCGGTGAGATCGCCTGGGTTGGCAAGCTCCCGCTGCTCTCCGCCAAGGTCTTTCCCGTGAAGACATCCTTCACGCTTACTGGCGACTATCCCAAATGGATAGAAGAATCGCTCATGGTGAAGTCCGAGCCGAGAAACATGCTGATCGTGCGCGAGATCATGAAGGCAGTGAGCAAGGACCGTAAGTTGCTCGTCGTTTTCAAGAGGATTGAGCACGCGAACATGATCAAACGCCTCTTGGATCGCATGTTGCCAGACTACACCGTGGGCCTCGCTGTGGGTTCTTGGTTTGTCGATGAGGACGACGCCTACTCTTACACGGTAGACGGTCGCGCTTATCAGGCGCAGTTTAAGAAGAATGGCCGATATGACATCGATCAGATGAACCCGGCCAAGCATCAGGGTGTGGTCAGCGGCAAGAGCGGGATTAAGAAGGTTAAGCCTAAGACGCGCCAAGTGAGCGCTGAGCAGTTCAAGGCGGCGTGCGAATGCAACATCCTGCTCGCGACTGAGCGCAAGGTTTCCGAGGGCTTTGACCTGCCGCGCTTGGACACGCTGTTTATCACCACGCCCACTTGGGACATCGAGCAGGTAGCGGGGCGAGTGCTTCGCCCTCACAAGGAAAAAAGACCGCCAGTGGTCACTCACTTTGTTGACGCTGAGGTGCCCAAATACAGGCGGGCCTGGGAGGCGTGCAAGATCATCTACGAGGACATTGGGTCAGAGATTTTATAGACAGCCCCCCACTTAAAATGAGACAATTGGCTCTCTTGGATTAAGCGCGCTCTGCCCACCAATGCCGCTCGATCCTTCAACCCCCATCGACACAGAGGATAGTCATGGCCGATGAAAACATCAGTCGCCGTGCGCGGCGTTCGCGCGCGCTCAAGCAGTATCAGGCCGAGGTCGGCAAGACCTACAAGGTCAACACCTTCAGCAAAGCCAGCGATCCGATCAACCGTGTCCAGTTCATCCCCAGCGGCTCTTTTGAGCTTGATCTTGCGCTTGGCGGCGGCTGGAAGATCGGCGGCACGCACCTCATCTGGGGCAAGGAGCACAGCGGCAAGTCTGTTGCTGCGCTCATGGCAGCGGGTCAAGCTCAGAAGATGTGCTCCAAGTGCGGCACGCACATTGAGTTGAGGCCGCTTGAGCCTGAGCCCGATGCGAGCCCTCAAAAGATGGCGCACTGGCTTAAAGCGCGGCAGGTGTGCATGTGCTGCGGCACCGCTTACCACACAAAGGATGCTCCTGCCCCTACGCTTGGGCTGCTCGATATTGAGCCAGAGCCAGGACAGAACGCATCATCGACCTACTGCTCAAAATGTGGATCTGTGGACAAGATCGTCTCGCTCAGCAAGGATGACGACTATCTTGAGCCGCCTAGACTCTGGAGCTGCGTCTGTGGTGAGAGCGATCCTATGGTCGTGCTCCTGATCCTGCTTGAGTCAGACTTCGATCCTGAGTGGGTTGAGGCGCTAGGTGTTAACCTTGATGGGCTTCTGATCGAGCAGCCTCACTATGGCGAACAGGGTATGGATGTCCTACGCTCATCGGTGCGTCAGGGCTTGGTCGATGTCGTGATCGTTGACTCGGTGAATAACTTGTCGATGTCGGCAGAGATCGACTCCTCTATGGAGGATAACCACATGACGCTGACAGCTCGCAAGGTGAACAGCCTCTTGCGTCAGTTGACAGGGCTTACGCGCCAGGGCTCTCAGGTTAAAGATGGTGTCCCGACGACGGTTTTTCTGATCAACCAGATCAGGGAGAAGATCGGCTCCGGCCCGTTTGGTGGCGGCCATACGATGTTCGGTGGTCTTGGTCAGTTGTTCGCCGCTGCGACAATCACCAAATGGGGTCGCGCAAAGCAGCAAACTAACGAGTACGTCTACGGCAACGCATCTGAGACGTTTGGCCTTGGCGTCTCGGTGGATCTGTCAGTGGCGGTGCAGAAGAACAAGTTTGCTGGCACGACCGACACCACCACGTCGTTTACCTTGATCAAGGCAGACGACGAGCATGGCGTGATGCGCAAGGGCATGGTCGATGACTTCGATCGCTTGTTTAAGGCTGCCAAGTCTATCGGCCTCATCCGCCGCCCCGAGGGCTTTAACAAGGGCTGGGAGATCGACGGCGCCCCTGAGCTTGGCTCTTGGGATGTGGAGGGTGAGCTTAAGCTCTCGCTCTATCAGAACGAGCAACTGAAGCGAGCCCTTGTGAGAAGGGTGATCGACCTGACGGTGAGAAACACCGTCGCCGCCTTGTCTGGGCTTAAGCAGAAAGCAAAGAAGTAAAGGGGGAGATATGACCAAGGGGCTACCTAAAGAAAAGAAAGGTCAGCCCTCTCTCACCATTGGCCTTCCGACGAACAAGGAAGCCAAAGGGAAGGTGAGGGGGGCTCAGAAGCAAGAGGATCGTCTTGCTGGCAAGATGGGCGGCACGCGCAACCCTGGCTCTGGCAACGTGCGGGGCCGGGTCTGGGAGACGACAGATCGTCGTGGTGATGTCATCGCTAAAGACTGGACGCTAGAGGCGAAGCACACCAAGCACGCGTCTTACCGGGTCACAGAAGACACGATCTCTAAAGCGCGCGCTGAGGCGCTGCTCTACCAGACAGATTGGGGTCTTGCGATCCAGATAGAGGGGTTTGCTGACAAGAGCTTGCCCAGCCGCTTTGTGCTCGTCGATGAGGACGTTTACATGCGCTTGGTTGAATCTGAGCGTCAGCTTGAGAAGCTGCAATCGATTGCAGCGCTTAAAGCCTCCAGTGAGGAGTGATGGCAATCATAAGAGGTCCATTCAGTGACGATCCCTACCACTGCCGCGACTTCTACAAGGGCGATCCTCGTGAGGATGTGATCCGCAAGCGCTGGAGAGAGTTCCAGCGCTGGATCGACCTGCATAGCACCATCACGAGGATGAGCATCTTAGATGAGCTTGCTCAGTTGTCATGGAAGCTAGGCTATAACCACAAAGTCAACAGGCCCGTGAGCTGCCTGTGTTGGATGTTCTTAGATCATCCGATTAGGCAGCCGCATGGCGATAGCGTCGAAATGTGCTTGTTGTTCCTGTCAGGGATCGTGTCGCTCTATCGCGAGTGCGCCGCGCACAAGTCACATGATGGCTCGCTCGGTTACGATGGCCCTTGCCGGACGGTCTTTGAGTTGGAAAACAAGCTAGACAGCGCACAGGCTCGCCACAACTTTGCGGTGGGCTGGATGATGCGCTTAAGGATGTTGCGATGAGCAAAGTGAACAATATCCCAAGTTGGGCAACCCCGATGCACAACTTGCCGATTGAAGACTTCCTCGGGGAGCAGAAGTCAGAGGAGAAGATCGTTGAGCCCAGAAGTGAGGGCCAAACATGGCGGGCCTCAGCGCTTGGAAGTCTTTGCCCAAGAGAGGAAGCGCTCTGTGCCAAGCACGGCGTCTCTCGCACGAGCGAGGTGAGCGCTGACCTTAAGGTGATCTTCACGCTTGGTCACGGCATCCACGACGCGATTCAGCAGCGCTACTTAGGGCATCTGTTGATCGGCGGCTGGCGCTGCCTTGGTTGTGGTCTTGAGACGGGCTCAAGCTCCAAGCTCATGCCGCGCCCTAGTCGGTGCTCAGGCATGAAGTATGACCACAAGACCGAGAGCCTGACGGCGTGCCCGAACCACAACTACGCCGAGGACGTGGTGAAGGACTGGCACCTGCCGGGCTGGTCTTATCGCGAGGTCAACATCAGAGCGCGCGAGCCGTTCGTGATCTACTCCCACCCGGATGGTTTTTTGTGGCGCGGCCCCGATGCTCCCCCGGAGGAGGGTGTTGAGCCTCAGCACCATTGGGTTGAGGTGCTGGAGATCAAGTCGGCTTCAAGCACTTCCTTTTATCAGGGCTCGGGCGGAGAGCGCCCGGTGCGCGACAGCCCTTACGAGTCACACATCAAGCAGGTGCAAACTTACCTCAACCTCTTGGACATGGAGGTTGGTCGCATCCTCTATGTCAACAAGAGCGGCTGGGGCGTGCGAAGCACCTTCGCCTCTCATGTGGTCACAAGGGACAAAGACTGGTTTAATGAGCACGTCGTCAAGGATGTGCTGAGCGTCGAGGAAGCGATCAAGACAGGTGACGAGCTTGGCACCCGACGCGTCTGCGACAAGGTTGACTGTGAGCGAGCCCGCAAGTGTGTGGTGCGCGCTCAATGCTGGACGGCGATCGATAAACCCAAGGGATAGTGTCATGTCAAACGAGTCTTGCTCCTGCCTCGCGCTGGTGTGTGAAGCGCAGGGTTACTTGCCCGCGCGAGCGCCCAAGAGTGATTGTCCTCAAGCCTGGGCACTTTATAATGACCACCATGATCTGCCCGAAGGTAACAGGCTGCCGAAGTCTAAGGTCAAAGGGGCGTGGCTGACGCGCCGCCTCCCGCGCTTTGAGCTGTATGAGCTTCCTGCTGGTCGTTTCCAAGACACGCTCCCTGGAGCGCTGGAGGGCTTTGAGCCCTCGGTCTTAGGGATAGATGCCAGTCTTCGCAACACGGGCGTCTGCGTGCTCGCCAGGAGCCTTTCTGGCGACTTTTACCGCGTCGTGCCGCTCCACTATGGGATCAGCCTAAGTCAAGCTGCCTCGCCTGAGCTGACTGTGATCAGGATGACAAACATCACGAACACGGTCGCAAATATTTTTAGCGCTTGTCAGCCTTATGGGCTCCCTGACATTGTGATCGAGGACCACGCCTTTGCTCGGAACGACAACAAGGCGACCGCCCTTCATGAGCTGCATGGAGACATCAAGGGTTTTTTCTGGAGAACTAGAAATAGGCTTGCACTACCTGTTGGAATCGCTAGTGTACGAAGTGTCATCGCGCATAACGGGTCTTTAAAAAAAGACAAGTTTCATGCGCTCTTAAAAGCGAAGCTGCCTTGGTTGAATAAGCTAACCGAGGACGAAATTGACGCATGGGCCGTAGCAACGGCTCATCTAATCGAGGTAAATCATGGCGACTAAGAAGAAGGAAGCGTCCACCGACTTGAAAGTGAACGAGGAAGTGATCGACGGCTTTGTCGTCGACGCCGACTCCAAGCAAGAGGAGGCCGAGAAGCATCTGGCGAACGTCCGCCAGATCAAAGAAAAGGACGCGGAGCTTTTCGTGGAGCTGGCTCAAGAGCTTTGGGTTATCAGGCAAGAAAACCTGTTCCTGCTCCTCGAAAACCCTCAGACTGGCATGGCCTACGCTTCGATGAAGGAGTTTATCGAGGTCGAGGTCAGTTACTCCGAGCGCAAGGCGCATTACCTGTTGGACATCCATAGGGTTTATGCTGACCAGCTCAACGTCATGGACAAGGTAAAGCACCTTGGCTGGACAAAGCTGATGGAGATGATCCCGGTGATCACGGCTGATAACGTGGATCACTGGATCGCCATCGCTGAGGGCGAAAGCGTCAAGAGCCTTAAGAAGCTGGTCAAGCACGCCTTGGGTGGTCCTGAAGACATGGACACCCCAGACGGCCTGCTCACCGAGCAAACCAAGCGCTTGACCTTCCAGCTCTTAGATGACCAGCACACCGATGTCAGCACAGCGCTTGAAGTCGCCCAGAAGATCAGCGGCTCTAACAACAAAAGCGAGCTGCTGGCGCTCATCGCCAGTGACTTCCTGGCGGGCAACGCCCAGAGCGCTGGAACCGACCTTCCAGTGCGCGACATCCTGGCTCGCATTGAGCGCAACTTTGGCATCAGCCTGATCGCGCTCAACGCTGGTGGCCTCATCTACGGCGAAGCAGCGCTGGAGCGACTGGCCACTGGAGATGAGGAGGATGAGGATTTAGGGGATGAGGTCTTCTGAGGAAGCCTGATCTAAACCAAAGGCTGCAAGTGATTGCAGCCTTTTCTTTTGGTGGTGACATGAACCGATATGCGACCGATGCCTTCTACCAGAGCTTCTTGGCAGGCAAGCCCCTACCTTTCTCTTGGGAGTCCAGGCTCAAGATCATCGTCAACCTCGCAGAATGGCCAGAGCGCGTGATCGTCTTCTTTGAGAGTCGTTATGATGAAGACGATCCCAGGCTGCTTGGTTTGGAAGCGCTAGGCTCTTGGGCTTCGACGCGTGAAAGCTGGCAGGTGAAGCCGACTGAGGGCCTGCCGCCAAGGAGCACCATCATGCAGTTAGAGGCTTCTGACTTTGATCAGGAGGTCTTAAAGACGCTCAAAATGAATGCAGCATTTTTGCGAAGAACAAGGTTAAAAGACTTGAACCCATTCTAGTTTAAGCTAGTTTTTGTGTGCGTTCTTTCCCTTGCCCCAAAACCCGAACGAGACGAAAAATGCAAGACCAAATGTCCTTAATCTGCGACATCCCAGATGTCGTGGAGTTCCTGCCTCTCCCGCCGCCGCTCAACCTTGAGCAGCACAACATCGCCCCTTCAACGCCTGAGCAGCAAGCCCAGGCGTTGAAGTTCGTTCGCGACATGGCCGTCTCAGATGGCAAAAGCTCAGGAGCCTTCTGGGCGACCAAAAGTGCTATGCACAAAGAGATCCGCCGTAACGACTGGACGCGCGCACTCTCCTATGGCCGCTGGTTTCATCACATGGCGAACAACTCGTCAGTGAAGAAGTACATTTACAGTTGCGCCACCGAGGAAACGCGCAACCTCGACATGCTTTTGTGGATGGCCGAGAACCACGCCAGCCGCAAAGGCGCCGCCACATGGGTTGACTTCCTCCACAAGATCACTTCAAGCATCAAGAAGTGGGAGGTGCCGTGCTTAGCTCACACAGAATCAATACTGTTCGAGGTCAGCGCCCGCGCTCGCTTGGTGCTGACCGAGGACGAGGTGACTGAGCGCACGCTGAGCGTTGACTCGCTCACCGAGGCATATCACATCTTCATCAGTATCAGTATGCCCGAGCAGGACGAGCGCAAACAGCAGCTCATGGGCGAAGCGCTGCTAGAGCGTCTGCCCAAGGATGTCAGCGATCCGCTCAAGCTCTACTTCAAGCATCGACACATCAGCTTTAACCCGCTTCAGACGATGATTGACTACCTGTTCATCCCTGAGTGCATCGAGGCTGCCAGCACATACCCGCACGCCCAAGAGCCCGCCGATCTGACCTATGACTTCTATCCTTACGAGCCCTATGTCATGGACAATCACGTCCGCCCAGGGAATCAGGCTCTTAAGCAGGGCCGCGACGCTTGGTTTAGGAATGAGCAGCCCCCCGGCACCGATCTGCGCTGGAGCGGCGCTGAGATCGGCAACCTGTGGCGCTATCTCGCATTCCATTCTGGCGATCCCGACTGGATGAACCAAAGCTGGATGCAGCCTTTCGAGGCTTGTGACGACGATCTCAGAACTTATCACCGCGCCCTCGCTGTCCAGGCTCATGACAGCGCCTTCATGCCCCGCTTTAAGGTCATGGCCGAGCACATTGACTTGGGATCGCTTGTCGGCTTTGACTGGACCGTGCTACGTTAACTTGCGAGCGCTCAACTGCAATCGATTGCAGTTGAGCGCTGCTCACATCACCATCGTCAACCTTAATGTCAACTGGAGGAGCGCATGAGCGTTCGCTACCCTAGTCTTGAACCGATCAACGATCGCCCGGTGAGGTTTGCTATCGTTGGCCTTGGTCGTATCTCTCAGCAGCACATCCAAGCGATCAGCGCTTGTCCTAAAGCTGAGCTTGTCGGCGCGTGTGACATTGATCACTACGCGCTCATGAGGCTTTCGACGAGCTATCATGGCGACTTGACGGTCAGGCATGAACTCGACCGACTCTTAGATGACATCGAGGGTCAAGCCGATGTCGTCGTCTTGACGACGCCTAGTGGCCTCCACGCTGCTCAGGCGATCAAGTGTGCATCGCGCGGCTTCCATGTCATCACCGAGAAGCCTATGGCGACAAGGTGGAGCGATGCAGTCAACATGGTGCGGGCCTTCGATCAAGCCCAGAAGCTCTTGATGGTGGTGAAGCAGAACAGGCTCAACCCGACGCTTGTGATGGTAAAGCGCCTTCTCGACGAGGGGCGCCTTGGTCGGATCTATGCCGTCCAGTCTAACGTCTTCTGGACGCGCCCACAGCTTTACTATGACTTGGCGGACTGGCGAGGGACGTGGGAGTTTGATGGCGGCGCCGTGATGAATCAGGCAAGCCATTACGTTGATCTCTTGACGTGGCTCTTTGGGCCTGTGGTCAGTGTCAGCGCCTACGCCTCAACGCTTGCTCGCAAGATCGAGGTGGAGGACACGGCCACACTCTCTCTTGAGTGGCAGTCAGGGGCACTCGGCAGCATGATGATCACCATGCTGACCTACCGTGAGAACCTTGAGGGCTCGCTTACGATCATCGGTGAGCGTGGAACGATCCGCCTTGGCGGCAAGGCGTGCAACACGGTTGACTTCCTCGACATCGAGGGGCTTGATGCCGAGGAAGTCGCCCGCCTGAGCGCTACCTCCTATGACACCAGTTCGGTCTATGGATATGGTCACAAGGGCTACTACCAGAACGTCGTCAACGCGCTTGAAGCGGGCACTCGCCCTGATGTTGATGGTCGCGATGGCTTGAAGTCGCTGGAAGTGATCATGGCGGCTTACAGGTCGTCTCGCTTAGGATGCCGCGTCCACCTCCCATTTGACCTTGGTGTTGGCCATGAAGGCTTCTGAGCTGAAGTTCTATCACCATCCCACATCTGACGTGGAAATGCTTACCGCCGCTGAGCCTAAAGGCTCTATTGGCGATGGCACAAAGATATGGCGCTGGGTCCACGTCATGAACGGGGCCGTCATCGGAGCGCGCTGCATTCTTGGTCAGGGCGTCTTTGTTGCTCCTGGCGTCAAGCTGGGTAACGGCGTCAAGGTGCAGAACAACGTCTCGCTCTATGATGGCGTAGAGCTTGAAGATGACGTGTTTATAGGGCCGAGTGTCGTCTTCACGAACGTGAAGACGCCAAGGGCTCATGTGGAGCGCAAGGACGCCTATGAGAAAACGATCGTTCGTCGAGGCGCTTCTATTGGTGCCAACTCGACGGTCCTCGCTGGCGTTGAGCTTGGGATGTACTGCTTTGTTGGTGCCTCGTCTTTCGTCAACAAGGACGTGCAGCCCTTCGCCCTGGTCTACGGCCAACCTGCCCGTTGGCAAGGCTGGATGTGCGTCTGCGGCGAGGTGCTAAGCCGTCAACGCGCGCCTGAGCATATCTGCGAGCACTGCCTAGCAGTCTACAAGGAGCACATCAAAGGCGGCAGCGGCCTTTACTGTGCTTTCACCCCTTAACATAACCATCCCCGTCTGACTGTGAGTGACCTATGACTGTCCCATTCTTCGAGTTCTTTCAAAGTGAGGAGCAAATCACCAAAGCGCTTGCCCGAGTCGAGTCTGTGGTGAGGTCTGGCTCTTTCATTGGCGGCCACGTCATCACTGAGCTTGAACACAAGCTCGCCAACTACCTTGGGGTCAGCCCCGAGCAGGTGGTGACGACAAGCAGCGGCACTGACTCGCTGGTGCTCGCGCTACTCTGTTTGGGTGTAGGCCCAGAAGATTATGTGATCGTCCCGCCCTTCACCTTCTATGCGACGATCGAGGCGATCCTCTTGGTCGGCGCCAAACCTCTCTTTGTGGACATTTGGATCGACTACAATATCAACTCCAACCTTGTCGCCAAGGCGCTCAGCAGCCCTGAAGGGGCGTCGGTCAAGGCTATCATGCCCGTTCACCTCTTTGGTCAGATGTGCAACATGGGCCATATTCAAAGCCTCGCCGCCAATTATAAGGTGCATGTCATCGAGGATGCAGCTCAGTCGATCGGCTCTTATCTGAAGGAGTACAATGGCGACAAGCAGTATGCTGGCACCATTGGCGACGTGGGTTGCTTCAGCCTTTTCCCCACAAAGAACCTCGGCTGCATGGGTGATGGTGGCTTTGTCGTCGCGCGCAACCCTGCTGTGGCTTATGAGATCCGCCACCGCCGCGCCCACTGCATGACGCAGAAGTATTGTCATGATGGCGTTGGCGGCAACTATCGCCTTGACGCGCTCCAAGCTGCCTTTCTGATCGACAGGCTTGAGGAGCTGCCCACGCTGATTGAGCAAAGGCGCGCAAACGCCGCCTACTATAAAGAGGGCTTGGCTGACGTTAAGAGTGTGTCCTGTCCTTTTGACGGTCACGACTATTACAGCTATCGCACCTTCAACCAATACTGCATCCAGTTCGGGACAGCTCAGCAGCGCACCAGGGCTGCTCAAGCCTTTAAGCTCGCAGGCATTGGATTCAACATCTACTACCCTGTGCCCTGTCACCTCCAGCCTGTGATCAATGGTCGGCGCGGGGCCTTTCCTATGGCAGAGGCAGCGAGCGAGAGGATCATGGCGTTGCCGATCTACCCCGGCTTGAAGACCAGTCAGCAAGACCAAGTGATCGATCTGCTCAAGCAACTCGACAGCCGCAACGCAGGAGAGCTTTGATGATCTCTTTCACCAATTACACTCGCGCGCTGTTCCTGGCCCCCCATACTGATGACGTTGAGCTTGGTTGTGGTGCGACGCTTGCCAGGATGGTTGATGTTGGTGTTGACGTGACTGTCGCGGCCTTCTCGACGGCCAAAGAGTCGCTGCCCGAGGACCGCCCTGATCAACTCCGCGATGAGTTCTATACCGCGATGGCGCGAGTAGGCGTGGCCCCTTCCCGCCTTCACGTCTATGACTACCCCGTGCGCAAGCTCAGCTATCACAGGCAAGATGTGCTGGAGCGCCTTGTCGATCTTCAGCGCTCTGGAGATTTTGACATTGTGTTCTTGCCATCGGGGCACGATCTCCACCAAGATCACCAAGTGCTCTACGCCGAAGGGACGCGCTGCTTTAAGCATGGCACGATTCTCGGTTATGAGCTGCCCTGGAACCACATCACCTTTGATGCGCAGTTCTTCATTGAAGTGTCAGCAGCTCACCTTGAGCAGAAATGGAACGCGATGCAGGCTTATGAGAGCCAGTTCGAGAAGGCGCGCAGCTACTTCAGCCGCGATTTCATGTTCAGCTTGGCGCAAGTCAGGGGCGAGCAGATCCGCAAGCCCTACGCTGAGGCTTTTGAGCTTGTTCGCATGGTGCTCAAACTTTAGGCGCCCTCGCGCGCTTCTACTGAGAGGCCTGTGACTGCAATCGATTGCAGTCACAGGCTTCAGGAGTTTTTTGATGATCTGTCTCTACATCCCGTTCGTCACCAACCCAAACGTGCAGGGCTGCTCTATCCACAACTCCAACAAGGTCATCTTGCGCCGCTGGGTGGAGAGCAACGAGAACAACTCAGTGATCTTCCCTATCTACTCGAATTTGACTTATGACGACTGGATCGATCACCCGCGCATCCTCAAGGTGCCGATCTCCCCGGAGCTGATGACTGGACAGTTCAAGACAGGGAGCAGCCTTCAGGATGACATTCTGAGGCTGGTCCTGCCTGATGATCCTGAGAGTCTTCAATTTGACTTCATCATGACGCCTAAGCCGAGGATCGCGCCGCAGATTCAGGCGTTGCTTGGGCGAGTTACTGCGGGCTCTCCTGCCGTCATCATGAGCCTGTGCTCATTCATCACGCCCCCAGATCAGCCCTACTACTCAGGTATCAATCATATCTACGACGAGATTTACTTCTACGGCCTGATGCAAAGTTACGCGGCCTACCAGTCGGAGTTCTCGTTTCAGTACATGGTCGAGCGCGCCCGCAAGGTCTTCAAGCCCGGCAATATCAGGCGCCTCTATGATAACCGCCTGCCGGACTATCAGGGTGTTGATGTGAACCGCGTCCTTGGGGTGATCGACGGGATAGAGAAGCCCAAGAATCACCCGCTCAGGATTCAATACGCGGGCCGCCTTACTTCCTCTATGCGCGTCGAGGAGTTTAGGGAAACGGTGCAGTCGCTCTTTGAGTTTGGTCGTGACGTTGAGCTTGTGATCTGCTCTCAGGGGATGCCCGGCCAATATGGCAAGAAGCAGCTCGGCATCCTTGATGATCGTGGCATGGCCTACGAGCTTCATACTCAGTGCCCCCAAGAGGAGTTCTGGAAGATTTCAGCGACCTGCCACATCCAGATCTATTCTTCAAAGTATGGCGAGGCATCGATCGCCGCCTCCACCGCTGAGCAGATCATCGCTGGCGTCGTGCCGATCATCTTGGAGGCTCCATACACGCAGCGTTGGTGGCAGGACTATCCCTTCAGCTTCAAGACCAAGAGCGAGCTTGAGGTGCATCTTAGGTACATTTACGAGCACTACTTCGAGGACGAGGTGCAGGGGCCGTTCAACGAGCTGCGCGAACGGATGATCAAGGGGTATGACGTTGTGGTCCGGCATCAAATGCTGATGAACAGCATCAAGCCCCTGGTCGAGAAGAACAGGGAGACAACGATCGCTGCCGCCAGCTACGTTTCAAGCATTGTGGCTGATGCGCTGCTCGCCAGTGGTATGCCTGAGCAGATCACCTGGGATGAGCTGGTCGATGTGGCCAAGCGCACGTCAAAGACAGGGGCGGACATTCGCCAAGGGACGCAGCTTTTCATGAAGACCACCAAACTCGACTATCACAAAACGATGGGGTTCATGGGCTACGAGGGCACCTACGATGAGAACAGGGTCTTGACGTATCGACGCCTCGACTTTGACTTCCCCATCGCCAAATACATGAGCAAGTCGGAGTCGGTCCCTGCCGTGGAGGATGAAGAAGAATGAGAGTCTGCATCCACCAACTCAACTTCATGCCTTGGCCCGGATACTTTAACAAGATGATCAAGTCAGACGTGTTCATCCTTGATGTAGACTCCAAGGTTGGCGAGTTCACCCGACGCGCTAAGCTCAGCCGTCAGCATCAGGGGTCGAACAAGGACTACTATCTGACCTTACCCCTCAATGGGCGCATGGTGAGCATCGGCCAGTGCCAATTCACACCTCACGTCACCGACTGGCCAGAGCGAGTGTTTGGTGACTTGAAGGCCGCCTACGCCAAGGCGCCTTACTGGAAGGTATACGAGCACGAGCTTGCTGAGCTTCTTGGGAGCAAGTCGCTGTTTCTGTGGCAGTATAATCTGGCTGCGCTAATATGGTTAAGAGTAAGACTGAAGATCAACACACCACTGGCGCTCTGCGCAGACCATTCAGGCGACTCGACGACTGATCGCCTGATCCATGCGTCTAAGTCTGTGGGCGCGTCATCGTGCATCCTTGGTAGCTCATTTAAGGCTTATGGCGACATGGATGCTTGGCGAGCATCTGGCCTGGGCCTTGTCATTCAAAACCTTGCCAAAGATCCTTCGCCTTACTCGACGCTCCACTGGCTGCTCACCATTGGTCCAGAGCGCACGAGGGAGCTGGTCGTTGGCTTTGCAACGTTTGAGAGGTTGATGTGATCGACGAGATGGAGACAGAAGGGGCGCTGGGTGGTGAATATAGGGTGCTGCCCATAGAGAAGTGCGTGCCTAATGAGTGGAATCCCAACGAGATGGATGAGGAGACGCTGAACAAGCTGTCCGACAACATCGACGAGGTTGGGTTCATCGATCCCATTCAGGTGGTCAGGATCGATCGCGGCGACGGCGCCGAGGTCTATCAGATTCTTGGTGGAGAGCACCGCTGGCAAGCCTGCAAGTATAGCGGCAAGACTCACATTCCAGCGATTGTTTTGACCAGCGACATCTGGAAGGACGAAGACCTTAAGAAATTCGTCACCGTGCGTCTCAACGCGCTCAGGGGTGAGATCAATACCGAGAAGTTCGTCAAGCTCTGGACCGACCTTGCGCGCCGCTATGAGGCCAAGGAGATGCAGAACCTCTTGGCGTTCACAGACAACTCTGCTTACAAGTCGCTCACCAAGGGCCTCGTGCAAGACATCGTGAGCATGGACCTCCCCGCGAGCGTGAAGGACCAGTTCAAGAAGAAGATCAAGGAGGAGAAGCTGACAGTAGGCGGCATCTCCAAACTGCTTAACGAGCTGTTCTCCAAGTATGGGAGCACGGTGCCTAATCGCTACCTGTTCTTTGACTACGGCAACAAGGAGCACCTTTGGGTGCCCGTGGACGACAGGCTTTGGAAGCACCTTACGATGCTGATGAATGCTGTGTCCGAGGAGAATGTATCTGCGACCGAAGTGTTCAAGGATATGTTGAGGCTCTATGACCTGAACCGCCTCAAGCGTCTCCCCAAAGTCATAAGCACAGACGAGCAGTGATATGTCTGAAGTGCATCGCGCGCCCCGTCGCTATCGCCGGGATGAGAAGAAATATCAGAAGCTGAGGAACCTGAATTGCTTTAATGACGCCTACGATATGATCTTCAATGGGTTCAAGCTGACTGAGATTGCCTCGTTCATCCAAGAGGACAAGGGAGAATATCTTGAGGTCCAGCCGACCACGCTAGTCGCTATCTTGAGCGACTTTAAGCGCTCGGTCATGACTGAGGATGAGATCGCCGTGCAGGTCCATCCAGAGCGCGCTAAGCAGGCATTGGAAAAGCTCAACGATCATGTTGACGTGCTGAACGAGTATCAGCGCCTCTACGACATGCAGATGGCCAGGATTCAGAAGACCGTGGCGATGGAGGAGCACATGAACGGCATGATGCTCCCGCAGCTTGGAAAAGAGATCAGCCGGGCCGCCGACCTGCTCCGACAGATCAAAGAGACGCAGCAAGAGTATGGCCTCACCCCGAGAAACATAGGCCAGTTGACGCATCGCGCCGAGATTGGGGTGGTAGCAGGGGACAAGATCCCGCCCCACCTACTCGGATCTGAGAAGATTCAGCAGACGATTGAGTTTTTTAAACTCTTGGAGAACACCGACTCAGGCGTGTTGGTTGCCGCGCAGCTCTTTCCCGTCTCGGTCGAAAGCGACATCCCCGAGTATGACGACGCCGTAATCATCGACAACCATGATGCCGGATCTGAAGAAGAATAGGAGGGTCAAGTGATTGAAAAAGAGGGTGGCCGAGCGCGCAGCGTAAGGACTGTTGAGGAGGAATTAGACATCATCCGTAGTGCTTGGCAAAGCCTGAGCTACGAGCAGCAGCGACTCATCAAAGAGGTCATGGCGGGCAAGCAAGAGTCAGTTGACGTTTACCGGGCGATGGCCTCAGCTCACTACATTAGAGAGCCTGTCGATCTTGATACCTTCCTCGACGATCCCTACTACTCCGGCACAGGTGGCCGCAGCGTCTTTCCTGAGATCCGCAAGTGCTTAAAGGAGATCAACGCGGGCCGCTACTCGTCAGTGATCATGGCTGGGTCAATTGGTTGGGGTAAGAGCTACGCCGCCACCTACGGGCTCATGTACTCGATCTATCGTCTGACCTGCCTGCGCAACCCGCACGAGTCGCTAGGCGTGGCGCCCAACTCAATGATCATCTTCGGCCTGCTGTCGATGTCCAGGGAGCACTGCCGAGATACGCTCTATCAGGACTTCAAAGAGAAGCTGGAGGGCAGCGCCTACTTTCAGGAGCTAGGCTCACAGTGCTTGACCTACTATGCCAAGATCATGCCTGGGGTGAGGGTGGTGACAGACTCGACGGCAGGCAAGAACGTCATCGGCAAGAACCTCATCGGTGGCATCATCGATGAGGTCAACTTTGGCGCTTCGATTAAGCTCGTCTCCACCAAAAGGACAGCGACCAGTCAAGGCGCCCCGCTCACGCAGGTTGAGGTCACTTATGACCAGCTCAACCGCCGCATCAAGTCGCGCTTTATGAGGCGCGGCACAGTGCCTGGGTGCCTATATGTGATCTCGTCCTCAAACAACGAGATGGACTTCACAGAGAAGCTGATCAACGCCGCCGCTCATGATCCGCAGGTGTGCGTGCTCAACTATGCTGAGTGGGAGACAAAGCCGCCTGAGCGTTATAGTGGTGAGAAGTTCCGCGTCTTCTTTGGAGGCCGGGCCTTGGTGTCTCGCATCCTTGAGCCAGATGAGCCCGACCCTGTGACTGATGACGAGTTCGCCAAGGTCATCGAGGTGCCGATCGAGTTCAGGCAGGACTTCGAGCGCGACATTGAAAACTCGATCAGGGACATCGCTGGGGTGTCTGTTCCGCGCATCATGCCGTTTATGTCCCGCTGGGATAAGATCCAGGCGATCTATAAAGAGCGCGAAGATCAGCCCGTGCCGACAAAGGAAGTGATCTGGTACAGCGGCGACCCCTCACCGTTCAGATGGAACAACCTATCGAAGAAGCGGCAGATCACAGAATATGGCGTCACCAAGGTGAAGTGGTTGCCCTTGGTTAACCCTGATGCGCGCCGCCACATCCACCTCGACCCGAGCTTGACCAAGGATAAGATGGGCTTTGTCGTGGGCCACATCGATAGGTGGGTTGAGGTGCCGCTCTATGACGCTGAGAGCAACACCTACTACTCTGAGCTGAAGCCCTTGATCTGGATTGACGTTGCGCTGGCGATCTCAGCGCCGCCCGGTGGAGAGATCACTTACTCGCACGTCAGGCGCTTGATCTACGAGCTTCAGGAGCACGGCTATAAGTTCAACTTTGTGAGCGCCGACACCTACCAGAGCGCAGATATGCTGCAAGAGCTTAACGCTAAGGGCATCAGGTCTGAGATCCGCTCACTCGACACAAGGATTACTGGGTATCAATACTGCAAGGACGCGATCTATGATGGTCGCGTCTTGATGTACCCCTGCGACTATCTGATCGATGAGCTGAAGTATCTCCAGGTGGACAACATCCGAGGCAAGATCGATCACCTACCCGGTCGCACTAAGGATGTTTCCGATGCGCTTGCGGGTGTAGTATGGTCGCTATCGACTGAGGTTGAGAAACCTATGGATTTGACGCTTGGCTTGAATGCCTTTGAGAAGACGGCCCAGAGCGAAGACGAATATTTTGGGCTCACTGGCCCAGACTCTTTGGGGAATGACCCCAACCGTGTCTTCATGCAAGGTCGCGACTTTCCAAGCTGGCTAAAATAAGAGGTGCGCTGTGGGCTTATACGATCTCTGGAACGACTTAAGGGGCTTTTGGTCGATGCAGGCCAATCAGGTTCAGGAGATTGAGCGAGCGCGCCACCCTGAGCGCTATAAGTCACCAATGAACCTCTGGGGGCTGGGCGGCGCCGAGGGCGGCTTCTTTGACAGCTTCACGCGCAACACGCAGGTTCATGCCGACCTCTACCGTCGTTATGTGGACTATGAGCAAATGGATGACTACCCCGAGTTGTCATCCGCGCTTGACTCCTATGCCGACGAGGCGACGCAGGCCGACTTCCTGAGAGGCCAGAAGATATGGGTTGAGAGCCCCAACATTCACATCGCCTCGGATCTCAACTTCATGCTTCACAAGACGCTCAAGGTGGACAACGTGATCTGGGAGCAGACGCGTTATCTGTGCAAGATGGGCAACGGCTTTGAGCGCATGTTGATCAACGAAAACGGCGTAATCAAGCTGGATCCGTTGCCAGCGACGATGACGCGCGTGGTCAAGGGTGTTGGCAACATCACCATCGGCTATATCGCCTCGCTCAACCCATCAGTGACCATGAATCCCGATCAGTTCAGGTCGCTTCTCTTGAAGGCGCAAGGCGGCCAGGGTCCGATCGTCACGTCCGGCAACGCGCAAGACATTCCGTTTGAGGGCTGGGAGGTGTCGCACTTTGCGCTGCGTGGCAAGGAGCGCATGACCGACTATGGGTACTCCATCATGGAGCCCGCGCGCTGGGTCTACCGTCGCTTGGTCATGATGGAGGATGCTGTGCTTGTCCATAAGTTGACGAGGGCATCGAGCCGCAACGTCTTCTACGTCAACACAGGCGACCTCCAGCCTGATCAGGCGATGAGCTACGCGCTTCAGGTTAGAAATTTCTTCAAGCGCCAGAAGCTCGTGCGCACAAGCAACGGTACGCTTGACAGCGCCTATAACCCCTTGGCGATCGATGAGGACTTCTTTATCCCCGTTCACCGAGAGCGCGGCGAAGCTGTGCGCGTGGACAGCATCAGCGGGTCTGACTATCAGGGGATGGAGGACACTGACTACTTCAGGAAGAAGCTGGGCCGCGCGATCAAGATCCCCAACTTTGGGCGAGATGACGACGCTCAAAACCGCCCGCTCTCCCAAGAGGACTTCAGGTTTGCTGCCGCAGTGATGCGTGTGCAGCGCGCAATTATCGAGGGCTATTACAAGGTGTGTGATGTTCACCTTATCGCGACAGGTCGCGACCCGAGGGACTTTGACTACAAGATCATGATGACGGTGCCGTCCGCGATCATTGAGCTTGCCAGGGTTGAGGTGATGTCGGCCAAGGCGGACATTCTGGGCTCTCTCCGAGAAGACGTGTCGATCCGTTGGCTGCTGGTCAACCTCTATGGCTTCTCAGAAGACGAAGCGGTTACGCTCATGGTCCAAAGGCAAGAGGAGCTGGATTACTTCGCGGCAACGGACTTGGAGCGCCAGCTTGAGAGGGAGAAGATCGAGCGTGAAGTTGGCGGCCTCAGCGAGAGCAATCTTGGTCACTCAAGCGAGTTTGAGAGGAAGCTCAAAAAGGGAGCCCTTGGGGTCACTCGTGACAAGTTCATGGAGGGCAGTGAGCCTGACCGCGCGCACCTACGCCGCATCGCCAAGCGAGAGCCTAGACTGGCAAAGCGGCTGGATCGTCTTGAGGCGCTGCTGAATGAGATCAAGCGCACGACCCGAATGAACAGCCAAAACCGAGAAGCAAAGTAACTGCAATCGATTGCAGTAGGAGAATGAAGCATGGCATTGAACGCGCAGCGCATCGTGGAACTCACCACAGGCCGCATGGAAGACAAGCTCAACACCATTCACGCCTGGGTGACTGAGCGCGACGAGGTGCTTATCGGCACTTATGAGGACCGCTTTGTGACGATCAAGGGCACGAGCGCGTTCACCTACGGATACAGCTTTGGGGCGGATGGGCTATCGGTCAACCTGCCGGGCTCAAGTGAGGATCTTCACATCGACGATGAGGAGTATGGCAGGCAAGTCGTCACCAAGACTAAGGAGGCCATGTCGCTGCTCTCCGAGGGCCGCGTGTCGGAATCTGTCGAGATGTTGACAGCGCTCATGCCTCATGCACACGCACCAGACTTTATTGCAGAAGCGTGGTTGAGTAGATTAAGGCCACTGACTGAGCAACGTCTCTTGTTTGTAGAGCAGGACGTGGGCTTAATTACAGAAGGGCTATCGACTCGACAGTTGACGTTGCTCGAAGAAAGCATCGACGAGGGCTCGTATCTGAGTAGGTGCAACGTGGTTCGTCTTCAAGCAGCTCGCTTCACTGAGATGATCCCCGTGCTCGCTGAATCGGCCCCGGTGCTTGAAGGAGCTTTTCTACTTGAGAGCTTGGACCTATGGAATCAGATCGACCTCTTGCACGAGAGCTTGAACTTTATCAGCGAGAGTTATCACAGGCTCTTGTCGGAGCAGTTGACGACCCTTAGTAACCTAACAGCGCGAGCCTTAAGCCTCGCAGGTGGAGAGTAACGAATGAGCGAATATAACGTCTTGCTAGAGAGGAAAAGCGGCCTTTTGAGCTATCTGCGAGCTGGCCGAACCGAGCTTTCTGAGTCCAAAGAGCCCAAGCGCTACACGGTGGCTCAGTCTTCTGGAGAGGAGCCGCCCGACCCCGAGCCTGTGCTTGAGGCGCTGCTTTCTGAGGCTGGCTATCGCAAGGTGCGCAGCTTCGCCAAGCCGGGCGCTCCAAAGAAGAAGAAGATCAAGAAGGGCACGTCAGGGCAGCGAGCAGCGTGGCGCCGCAACTATCGCAAGAAGCGCGCAAAGCTGAAGGTCCAGCGCAAGCGCCGTCAGCGCAAGCCAGAGTTCCGTCGTCGCGAGCAGCGCAAGAAGTCTTACCTTAAGCGCATGGGCGAGTCGGCTGAGCGCAGCGTTGATGGCGTGCGCTACTTGTTCGTGACCGATCTCATGGAGGCAGCCGACCTCGCGAGCATCACGCTTGAGCAGATGATCGCCTTGGCGGAGGACGCTGACTTTGCTGACGAGCTGGCCGAGTGCTCCTGCCAGTTCCAAGAGATCGCCGCCGATCTGGAGCGCGGCCAAATCACAGCCGAGGAGGCGACAGCTCGCATGGTCAAGGGCATGAACCTTCTCGACTCCTACCTTGAGATTTACGAGGGGAAGGAGTCTGATGATGACGGCGATGATGACAATGACGATGACGAAGAAGAATGACCTTGAGGAGCGTCTGTCGGCGTTCCTCAACGAAGAATTTGAGAGGAGCGATGGCGGCCTGAAGAAGCGGCGAACGGCCTATTCTTCAGGTCGCCGTGAGCAGATGGGCATGAGGCGTAAGCGTCCATCCTTGCGCGCTGAGCTTAAATCAGCGCTCGGGACAAGCAAGCGCCGAAAGAAGTCGGTCAACACACAGACGCCCGCTCGCTCAAAACAACGTTGGCGAAAACGATGATAGAGTGTGTACTGCAATCGATTGCAGTACACACCATTGATTCAGGCTTGCTGATGGCTTCAAGATAGGTGCAGCACAGCCACAGGAGGACAGGATGCTCATTACTGAAAATGTCGAGGGCCAGGAGCTGTACCTTATCAACGAGGTTTACTCATTCACCATTGATAAGGCGTCGCTGGTTGAGTCGGTCGATCCGACAACCTCGCGAAAGAAAATCACGGGTCGAGGTGAGTTTGGTTGGTGCGGCAAGCCAACTCAAAATCGTCGCGTCTACGGTCAGGCCATCATGGAGCGCGAGATCAAGCGCCTCCAACCCATGATCGCCAAGGGGCATCTTCTTGGTGAGATGGATCACCCCGAAGATGGTCGCTCTCGCTCTCACCGCTCAGCGATCAAGATCACCGAGCTGAAGGTCGAGCCCAACGGTCGAGTTGTTGGAGCTTTTGAGGTGTTAAGTGAGAAGGTTCCTGGGGCCAGGGAGATGATGGGCCTTCTGGAGTCTGGTGTTAAACTTGGCGTCTCATCAAGAGGCTCAGGTAGCGTGCGTGAGGACTCGAACGGCAACTTTATTGTCCAAGAGGACTTCAGGCTTGCAGTATACGATGTCGTGGTCGATCCCGCGTGGGGCGACGCACTGCCTGTTTTTGATATGAACGAGGCCACAGCGGCCCCGCCCGAGGAGACTAAGAAGATGTCTGACGAGAAGATCAACGAGCTGAACAAGATGTGGGAGTCGCGCTTTCGCGAGCTTGAGCAGGCCAATGAGGCCAAGCTCGCCAAGCAGCTCAGTGAGATGCAGCGCCACTTGCGCGAAAGCGCTCTGAATCAAGCGCGCACGGAGAGCGGCCTGGGCCAAGACGCGATGTCCAAGCTGCTTGAGGCCGTGCAGGGCATCGCCCCGATGGACCAGATCTCTGAGAAGAAGATCAAGAGCCTTGAAGCTCAAAACGCACAGCTTGTTGAGTCTGTTAAGACAGCACAGGCGCGCCTCGATGAGATGAAGGCCAAGCAGAAAGCCGAGGGCGAACAAGGGCTTGATGCCTACATGGACGAGCAGGTCGGTGAGGCTGTCCAGTGGGTTGAGTCTTCGCAGGTGCAGAGCTTCTTTAACCTCCTGGGCGAGAAGTCGCAGTTCACGAGCAGGGAGTCGTTTGATCAGCGCCTCAACGGCCTTAAGGAGCACTTCAAGCTCTCAGGCTGGATGATGGAGGCTAGTGACTATGACATCTTCGCGATGCTCGAAGACCTTACCGTGGCCGAGTCGCTTATCAAAGAGAGCAAGGCCAAGATGGAGGAGATGGACAAGGAGCTGGAGGAGTCGCGCCGCGTGCTATCCCGCCGAACGGCCCTGCTGTCCGAAGCAAAGAGCGAGATCGAGGCGATGTCCTCAAAGCTCAAGGCTGCTGAGTCTGAGAAGGAGGTCATGCAGAACGAGATGCGTCAGATCAAGGAGTCTCGACGCGAGCTGCGCCGTAGGCTCTCCGAGAGCACGTCTAACCTTCGCGCTGCGACCGATCGCGTTGCCAAGCTCAACGAGGAGCACGAGCGCGCCACCAAGCTCATCAGTGAGTCTAAGCGCGAGCTGACCAAGCGTCGCAAGCTAAACGAGCGCCTTGAGCTGGACATCTACAAGCACAAAGCCGTGCTTGGCGCCACCAACCCTGTCACGATGCTGGAGGAACTTTCTTCAGCAAGTTCGCAAGAGGCAGTTGATTCACTTCTGGAGAGCTACCAGAATGGCAAAGGGAAGCAGCCTTCCTTCCAGAGTGACCTTAACGAGCAGGCGGTCGAGAAGATCCGCATGACCGCGAAGGCCAGAAGCGAAGGGAGGCCGCAACCAAGCGCTAAGCAGCTTAACGAGGCCACATCGACCCCCAAAGCTCCGACCAGCCCCATGCAGACGCCTGCACCATCGGGTCCAGTCATGGTTGAGGAAGGGCTCCCAAGTGTGAGCTTCGTTCGCAAAGTGCTCAATGGCTAGTTCGTTTGCAGTGTAGAGAAACGAGGAGGCGTAAGCCTCCCACCCTGAATCAACAGCTTTAAAAGAGAGATAAATCATGAGTGTTCTTATGGAAGGCGGCGCGGTCGCTTCGATCCACTCCAAAGAGTTCATCATGCCTTTGGTGGAGAAGTACCAGGAGTACCTTGAGCTTGTCCCCAAGGGTGGTTCCAACGGTGATGATCGTCGCAAGTCCTGCGCGCTCGTGCTTGAGAGCACGCGCAAGGGTCTGGCCACGGCGATCAAGAAGGCCAACATGTTCGAGTCGGTCAACACGACCACGGCCCAGATCGACTCCTACGCCCAGACGATCTTCCCCGTCCTGATGAACGTCTTCCCAAACCTCATCGCGCACGAGCTTGTCTCGGTGCAGCCGATGGCTGGTCCCATTGGGGCGGTGTTCTACTACGACTACAAGTATGCCTCCAACAAAGGCCGCGTGAAGTCGGGCGACAACATGATCGAAACCTTCGATCCTTACTACACCTCCGAGGAGGTCGAGGGTGAGTTCTTGGTTACGGCAGACGGCACCAACTTTGGTGGCGCTGGCGTGGCTCTGAGCGCCACGACTCGATACAGCCCCCTGCGCCCGCTCAACAGCTCAAACAACAGTAACCACAAGGTCATGATCCTTGAGGTCGATGCTGATGATGAGATCGTCCAGATGGCGACTGATGACGGCGCTGGCGGCTTCACCTTCGTGCCTGCTGGCGCTCCCGCCGCTGGCGCTGTGGACTATCAGTCCGGCACCATCACGGGCTTTAAGTTCAGGAACATCCCCGCCAACGGCAACAGGATCGTCGCGCACTACTGGTACAACATGGAGGGCAATACCGATGTCCCCCGTGGCGCGATGGACATCCGACTCCAGACGATCGAGGCGAGCACCCGCAAGCTCAACGCGACGTGGAGCGTCGAGGCCGCTGACAACCTTCGCGCGCTTCACGGCATCGAGGGTGAGGCGATGTTCCTTGTTGGCTTCTCGAACGAGATCGGCCTTGAGATCGATCGTGAGATCCTGAACGACCTGATCAACGGCGCCGAGACATCAGCGACGTGGAACCGTGGCGGCACGCCTTCCGGCATCTCCGAGCTGGACTACCTGCGCACCCTGTTCACGGTCCTGAGCGAGCAAGCCAACCAAGTCCACAGGAAGACCAAGCGCGCGCCTGCCAACTGGATCGTCACCTCCCCCGAGGTGTCCGCCCTGTTCGCGCAGTTCCAAACGCACGGCGACTACCTGCCAAGTGCCCCTGTGTCTGAGCGTGATCCAAGCTACGGCAACATCACCTCCGACTTCGGTGCCTATCGCACGGGCGCCCTGATGAACCGCTTCAACGTCTACCAAGACCCGTATATGCGCCGTAACCAGATCCTCATGGGTCTGAAGGGTCGCACCTACCTTGACGCTGGCTACGTCTACGCCCCGTACATCCCCTTGGAGATGACGCACACCTTCCAAGACCCAGACGACCAGCAGTTCAAGAAGGGCTTGCGCACCCGCTACGCCAAGAAGCTGCTTCGCGGCAGCTTCTACGCCACGGTCCAAGTCCAAGGGATCTGATCCGAGCTGCTGCAATCGATTGCAGTTGACCTAAAACAAGGCGGCCATTGAGCCGCCTTGTTTTTTTTCTTGCGGATCACGTTGGTTCTAGTTGAAATTGACTCGCTCACCATTGAGCCCCGCTCAGGTGAATGTCATCTTGTCTTACGCCTCAACTCTAGGAGTTTTGCATGTCTACGACACGCACCCCGGTCTACCGTATTAAAGAGCACTTGGTGGAAAATCCTCGCAAGACAATTCAACTAGGCGGCTGGTCTGCCTTGGATGCTCCTGTGATCACGCTGAGTCAAGCTGAGCCCTTCATCTATGATGATCAGCCCCACCTTGAGCGATATAAGGTATACCTCGGCACACACCTGCGCTTAGTGGACGCGCCTAAGAAGGTGGACGCCACGCTGAAGTCAAAGTTTGCGGCGCTTCACGATAACATCGAGAGCGGCAAGCCTTTGAACATGAAGCCCGCTAGTGAGCCCCATACGCCCAAGCAGGAGGACGCCTACCCCAACTTCCCCAAGAGTGAGCCGCAGTCGCTAGAGGTCAACGTTGAGGCCGATGATGTCCAAAGCATTGAGCTTTCCGCGCTCATCCCCTCAGCCGAGGAGCTTGAGTCGCAGAACCGAGAGGCTTTGATCTCGCTGGCCGAGAAACTTGGAGTGTGGGAGGACATCAAGCCTGCCTCTGGAACCTACAAGACTAAGGCAGACATCTTGAATCACCTGCTCGCTCTTAAGGGCAATAAGGTGACTTGATCGCGCTTGATCCTCCGGCGATACTTTGAGGGTTAAAGCACCCGCGAGGAGGATGTGATGGCGTTGAGATTTTTCGGGCTAGATCCCAGCTATGCCCTGACAGGCAGTGCCCCTTTATACCGCTGCTACTTTGTAGACGAGGTGACTGGAGTGCCGACCGATCCAGATAGCGTCCTCTCTCTTGAGGTCTATCTTGGCGGCGTGCTCCAGCGCTCGTTTATACCTCCAGATATTACGAGCCCAGGCGTCGGTCTTTATCAGGCCCAGGATGTCGTCTTGGACGACCCCGCCGTTCTTGAGCTGCGCTGGACGTTCATTGATGGCGGTGTGACAAGACAAGCCTCTGTGAGC